TAATGGTGCTCAAACTTTATGACCATTGCAGTTAATCCAATTCATTTGGTAACCTATGATGGCGCATCTTTGAACATTTACCATGCAAACAAAGGCGAAGGGATACCAAGACATGAACACGCTTATTCGCATTTGACTATTTGCATGGCTGGTTCAATGATTGCACGCAAAGAAGGCAGAGAGTTGGTAATGGACAAAACAACGCAACCAGTTAATTTGGTTGCAAGCGAATGGCATGAATTGGAAGCCTTGGAAGATGGAACAGTTTTTGTGAATGTTTTTGCTGAAGGCAAATATTAATACGACACCATAAACATGATTCGTAAGCAAGCGAGGTTGCTACTTACGGCACAACCTGAGAACAGGGAATCGACATGGCAGTTTTTAATCAAAATACGCTTACGCAAGTTAGCGGTTTCAACAATCCAATCATTGCTGGCGAATTAGTTTGGCAGCAACAAACGTATTGGAATCTGGCAATCAAAGCGTCTGACGGTACAACCCCCATTGATTTGACAGGCGCAACAATCACAGCGCAAATCATTCGGCGTGAGGTGTCAAACATCACCGATACGCGAAATGGTTTGTCTTTTGACATTGAGAATTACACGCCTACACCATCACCAGTTACGTTGACCACAACAAATTTGTCTGCGTCAACGGGGCAATTTACATTAGTGATCGATGATTCTGCTTGGTCGCTTATTGCAACTGACCCTGAGTTGGACATTAACGCGCAAGATTGCGTGGGGTTTTCTGGTCGAATCAAAATCAGTTTTGCTGCCAGCGGTTCAAACCCTGCTAATGATTACATTATTTTCTTGTTGTTTTTGGTTCGCTCTGACGGCATCGTGGTGAACTAACATGGCAGACATTACCGTACAAGTTGTTGACCAAAACAACGTGGAAATCACGGTTGTGCCACCAGCACGACAAACAATTAACCTCACAACGCCACCAAACAACAACATCAACATTGATCGTGGTTTGATTGGTCAAAGCGGTTTTAGTGGCTATTCTGGATTTAGCGGTTACAGCGGAGCAGGTGTGTCTGGAACATCAGGCAAAAGCGGTTTTAGCGGCTATTCGGGCTTCAGCGGTTATTCTGGTTCAGGTTTAAGCGGTTTTTCTGGCGCATCTGGGTTTAGCGGATACAGCGGATTTTCTGGAATTAGCGGATTTTCTGGGTCAGGCGTTTCAGGCTATTCAGGTTATTCAGGCATAAGCGGATACAGCGGTTTTTCTGGCATTTCTGGATACAGCGGCAGCGGTGTTTCTGGATATTCTGGATTTAGTGGATACAGCGGTCAACAAGGCACATCCATCAACATCAAAGGCACAGTAGCAACACCTGCTAATTTGCCAGCTACGGGTAACAATCCTAATGATGCCTACATTGTTTCTTCAAATGGCGATTTATATGTTTGGGAAAGTTCAGCATGGGCAAACGTTGGGCAAATTGTCGGTCCTGCTGGTCAAAGCGGTATTTCTGGGTTTAGTGGTTATTCTGGGATTAGCGGCTATTCTGGTGCTTCTGGCATTTCAGGCTTTAGCGGCATTAGCGGCTTTAGCGGGTCGGGGGTTTCTGGATTTAGTGGTTATTCTGGGTTTTCTGGCATCAGCGGTTACAGCGGTTCTGGCGTTTCTGGTTGGTCAGGATATTCGGGTTATTCTGGAATTTCTGGATTTTCTGGGTCTGGCGTAAGCGGTTATTCTGGATACAGCGGATACAGCGGAAGCGGCGTTTCTGGTTATAGCGGCTATTCTGGAATTTCTGGTTATTCTGGTTCTGGTGTGTCGGGATACAGCGGCTATTCTGGCTGGTCTGGCATCAGTGGGTTTAGTGGCATTAGCGGTTATTCGGGCAGCGGCGTAAGCGGTTACTCTGGATACAGCGGGTTTTCAGGCTCTGGTGTATCTGGTTATTCTGGTTATAGCGGTTCAGGCGTTAGCGGTTATAGCGGATATTCTGGTATTTCTGGTTGGTCTGGTATCAGCGGATTTTCTGGATTTAGCGGTCAAAATGGTGGCGGCGGTGTTTTAGGTTTTTATGGCGCATTTCAAGACGTTACAAACCAAACAGCATCAAGCACAACCACAGCTTACGTTGTCAACATTGGCGTGACTGATGAAGCCAACGGTGTGTCGATTGTTTCTGGCAACAGAATTACATTTGCAAACGCTGGAACGTATAACATTGAATATTCAATTCAATTTGTTAATTCCGATTCCAACAGCGATAACGTTGACGTATGGTTGCGTAAAAACGGCACAGACGTTGCAGACAGTAACAGCATTTACAACATTCCGGGCACTTCACACGGTGGTTCTGGCGCATTGATTGCGGCTGTAAATTACGTTTTGACTGTTGCGGCTGGCGATTATTTGCAATTGGCTTGGGCTGTGAGCAGCACCACAATTTCAATTGCAACTATTGCGGCTCAAACAGGTCCAACCGTACCAAGAACTCCGGGCGTCATTGTTACCGCAACCCAAGTGATGTATACCCAAAGCGGGTACAGCGGCATTAGCGGTTATAGCGGATTTAGTGGAACAAACGGCACAAATGGCGCATCAGGAATTAGCGGTTATAGCGGTTATTCTGGAAGCGGAATTTCTGGTTATAGTGGTTATTCAGGATATAGCGGAAGTGGAATTAGTGGATACAGCGGATATTCTGGCGCACAAGGCATACAAGGTTTGTCTGGGTATTCAGGTTATTCAGGCATAAACGGTTCTACTGGTGCATCTGGTTATTCAGGCTATTCTGGAAGCGGTGTAAGTGGTTACAGCGGATATTCAGGCTATTCAGGCAGCGGTTTGTCTGGTTATTCTGGATTTTCTGGTTACAGCGGTGCAGGTTCAGGATTGATGACCTATGATTCTTTTACCGCTACTGCATCACAAACATCGTTTTCAACTTCGTTGTCGTACACATCAGGAAAAATTGAAGTGTATGTGAACGGCGTTAAAATGGTTAACGGCACAGATGTAACGGTGACAAGCGGCACGGCAGTTGTTTTTGGAACTGGTTTAGCAGTGAACACAAGGGTCGATTGCGTTTATCCTCACTAATACAACATGACACACAACAAAACACTATACGGTTTGAACATTGAAACCCAATGGGAACAAATCCTAGAATTGCACGTTTTGGCACTTGCCAAAGAACACAAACCCGATTGGTACAGGTGGCGCTTAACCAATAATTTTGAACGGGCTGTGTTCTTGAATGGCGACCCTGTTTTGCCGCGAGAAACAACTCGATATTTGTGGGCAAATCAAAATTTGTTGGGTGAATCAATTTTTGAAATTGGTTGTTCAACTGGATTTGGAAGTCAATTTTTGCCCAACAATGTCAATTACCTTGGCATTGATTACGACCCGTTAATCATCAACGTGGCAAAAGATCAGCGTTGGGGACAAAACAGACATTTCCAATGCGCTGACATCAACAACTTNAACATTCCTGATTGCGACACCATCATTGCGTTTGAAGTGATTGAACATTTAGACAATGGTTTGGAATTGATTGACGCATTGCAAAAAAAATGCAAACGTCTTTTGTTGACTGTGCCTTGGAAAGAGCCAAAAGGGTTTTGGGGTGAGCATCACAAATTGCATGATTTGGATGAATCGCTTTTTCCTGATTTCAAAATCAGTTACATCAATGAAAACGGTTATGTCAGTGAAGTTGTTGAGCCAATAAGCGCAACCAACAAATGCAATCTCATGTTGTTAAGGTGGGATTGTGTCTAAAGTTCTTTGTTCAATATCTACTCGGGGTAGATACTTCACAACTTTGCCGCTGGCGCTGCAAGCAATCATTAATCAAACACGACCTGTTGACAAGTTGGTGGTGTTTGACGACAACGATGACCCGCAGGATATGCGAAAAGAATTGGCGTATTCCTATTTTTTCCAAATGCTTGACATCAAAGGCATTAAATGGGAATGGTTGTATGCTGGCAAAAAAGGTCAACATCACAATCATCAAATTGCTAATACGATGGGTTATGAATGGGTATGGCGCGTTGATGACGATGCCATACCAGAGCCAAACGTGCTTGCAGATTTGTTGCGCTGGACACGTTTAAGCAACATTGGCGCAGTGGGTGGTTCAATACTCACGCCACCTTATTTGCCAGACACCAGCAAGTCAACGGGCAAAATCCAAGACATTGACAACGAGCCAAACATTCAATGGAATGTAATTTCCGATACCAAAGAAGTTGACCATCTGCATTGTTCGTTTCTTTATCGCGCTGGCGTTGTTGATTACAACACGGGTTTGTCGCGGGTGGCGCATCGTGAAGAAACTTTGTTCACTTATGCGTTGAAATGCAAAGGGTACAGAATCCTTGCCGTGCCTGATGCTGTGACTTGGCACATGAAAAACCCACAAGGCGGGATTCGTTCGGAAACACAAGC